TCCTGTAACTCATCGAAAGCATTTTTATAATACATTACTTCTTCGATGCGTTGATTCTTATCCTCACCCTTTAGACCTTTAGTCCAAGCTGAGTGCATTTTATTTTCCTTTTGGTTTCTTCTTACCCATTGGTTTTTTATACGGTTGACCTTTTCCTGGCATATTAAATCCCCATTTCTTGTGCAGCCATTAGTTCTTCTTCGTTAAGCATCTCTGCTTCTTGAGCCATCTTCTGAGTTTCTAGTTGCTCAGTTATGGTTATGTTTTCACCATACAATGTTGGCTCACCTAATTCGTATGCAATGATACGAGCTAGTTCTTTACCTGATAGGTGTGGTGCTACAGTAGGGTCTTGTGCTTTTACTGCAGACAACTGTATCAGGTTCTGTACTCTACGAGCACGTTCAGCAAAGTGTCTTGCTCCTACAGGAACTATCTTACCACTTGCTGTAATGTCTTCTCTAGTAATTTCTAAGAACTGTAGAACACCTGAGTCTTCATCAGATACCCTTACTATGTCAGCACGATTCATGTAACGTCTAGCTACCTCAAGCATTGCATTCAACATAGGTTCTATAAATGTACGCTCTAAATGTGCAGCCTTGTGTTCAAAGATTCGTGACGCTGAGTTCTGTAAGGTCTGTACTTCGAAAGCAGTCTTTTCTCCTGGAGTACGGATACCCATAGCTTGTCTAGGAGCACCTGCCATTTCTTCCATTTTATTCTCTAAGGTTTGAATTTGTAGGTCAGCATTTAGTGCAGTAGCATCAGGAGCCATATACCCTACATCACCTTCTTCACCCATGTAGATTCTAGCTCCAGGCTCGAAGTCAAAGTCCTCTACATCACCTTTTACTTTAAGTATTGGGTATGCAATTTGATCAAAGACATCTGCCTTGAGGTTTTCTAGGTGATCAAGCCTGTACTGCCTTCCTACAAGATTATCTAGTGGACCCATTGCGTATAGGTTGTCTGGACGGTTACGCCACCCACTATGAAAGATAGGAGCTTTACCCATCCATGACGGATTCTCTTGATTATCTAGTACGTGAGCACGATCTACAATAGTAATCACACGGTCTGACATTAATTTACCAGACTCTTGATCGTAGATGTCACCGTAAAATGTCATAATCTCTACGTAGTCTGATTCGTAGTATTGCTCTATGCTTGTAAAACCATCAGCAATAAAACCTTCAGCTTTCTCAAAGTGACCATCTGTTCCTCGTACATTCTTACGAGCAGACATCATCTTTTCGAATATACCGTTAAGGTACTTGTTACGAGGATCAGCATCTACCATACGCTTGATCTCACCTAAAGATTTAATGCTTTTGATTATCTTTGGTGAATCATCAAACGATGCAGCTGTAGGATTAAAACAAATATCGTATGGTGAGATACGTACAACTCTTGGTCCTACATACTTCGGTATAAACTCACCATCTTCTTTTGTAGTAAAACCATCTTCCCACTCAACCATAGCAAAACAATTACCATACAGAATCCAATCTTGAATTATATTAGATACTGTGTTCATTAGGTCAGATTGTCTTACCTTGTTTTCCATGTAAGACTGAATAATATCACGTTTAGCTTTTACTGCAGCATCTCGTGAGTCAGCTTCCCAACGCATCCAGTTCTGTTGTGGAAACAAAGTAGCAAAGTAGTTAGCGTGAAGGTTGTCTGCAATCTGTGTTATCTTTGGTGTAGTTGTTGTATTTGACCAAGGAAGGATTGCATTAGCTGTTGTGGTTGTATCAGTAGCGTAAAGATAGTTACGTAACTCTTTAGTACCTTCAACCCAATGGTGACGTAACTGATGCCATAGTCTCCACTTATCTGCGATCTCTACGGCAAGGTTATCTGGATCGATAAGATTTTCAATATCAATAGTTTTCATTACCTACTCCCTGCTCTGAAACGGCTATTCGCCCAGACTATATTACTATCTCGTTTCCTGTTAAGGTTACGTGTTGGACGTACAGCCATATCAACTGCAGATGCTAGAGCGTCAATTACGTCATCATGTGGGGGGTTACGTGTAGACAGTTCGTCTTCCAAGTACTGAGTATTACCACCACGATAATGCCACATTTGAAGATTATCGTATCTAGGTTCTAGAACCGAAGCGATACGCTCTTGTTTATTACCTTGTTGTTTATTAGGTCTGAACTCATCAATGCTTAAAGCTAGACCGTGTTGTTTAATTAATTCTTTTAGTTGTTTAACAATCGCCATTTGAGCTACAGTAACTTCTGCTCTTAGTTTTCTAAAAGACCACTTGTTATGTAGCTCAAAGATGTGATCAAAGTATTCAGATATACGATCAGTTCTAAACCTGTCAATGTCTAAGACGTATACGTTGTTGTCTGAGTCAACACCTATAAGAACTAGTGCTGTGTAGTCAGCCTTTGATCTTAAACTAAATGCGAAGTCAATAGCTCCGAAGAGGTTTAGTTTACTATCTTTGTAGTGCCAGTGACCATTATCTAAGTGTAGATGTTTCCTGTCAAAGTATTGTATCTTGTCTCTTGATACTGGTATATTGTCAGGATCACTTGGATCATTGTAGTACTGTGCTTTAAACTGCCCTTTGTCTAAATACTTACCACGTTTCTTAGCTAACGTAGCTATGTTAAACCCAAACCACTTACCGTCTTTACGTTGTTGTTTAGGCCACAAGAACTGTCCAGTACCGTCACCTTGATCTTCTACAGGTTTCTCTAAGATTTCGTATATGTTATCTTCACCTGTTTGTTCTCCTTGATCATCATAGAGAACTTCTTTCATCTCCATCAAGTCGTTGTACAAGTCTTTACTGTGGTATCTCGTACCTACAACCCACTCCCTAGCATCAACACCTTCGATAGATGATAGTAGTGAGTACTGACTTGCAACCTTCGATCTACCTTCAGATGTCAAAGCATTCTCAGCAACTACAACATCATCTAGTACAGCTATATCACAATGTAAACCTGTCAGTGATGTAGTAAGCCCACCTGTAAATATGCTTGGGTCACGGACATTTTCTTTCTTACGTAGTGGGTGATCTAAACTAATTTCTGAGTTAGTCCACTTTGTACGTTTACCTTCTTCTTGATGTATGTAATCAGGCCAATATCGTCTGTATATCTCAGATGTCAAGATACCTTTTATAAAACTAAGTTGTTTCTCTGCAAGGTTAGCTGTAGCTGATATATACAACACACGTAAAGTTGGGTCTTTGGTTAGTTCCCACGCTACCCTATACGCAATTAATCTTGACTTACCGTGATCTCGTGGAAACAAAAGTAACTGATAGTTTCTAGCGTCTTCTCTTGTCCACCACTCTATGACTTCTCTGTGACAGTCACCTAGTAATTGTTGAGGAGCTACTAGTTGTATGAAGAACTCTAGATCATTCTCAGCTGCTTGTCTGATCTGGTCTAGTGCTTGTTTAGCCATGTTAGTTCCTTTAAGGCGCTACAGGCCAATCATCATCTGCTAAGTTAGGCCATTCATCTAAGTCAGTAATACCACGTAGTTCTTGTCTGTAAGTAGCCCATGAGGTTTTTTTCTCGTTACTTAGAGGACTATCATTTATCTGTGTCCAATCAGTATCAGCTAGAAGTTTGTTACGTGTAACTCTGTGACTTTCTGCAGTTGTAGCGTCTAACCCTGCTTGATAAGCTGTTTCGTGTTCTGCCTTAGTGGTCTTTTTACCATCCTCGTCAGTAGTATCAGCAAACATATCTTTAGCTACATACTTTTCAACCCAGTTGTCTTTGCTGTCTTGCTCAACACCATCACGTACAGATACTTGGTATGCACTAGTTGTAGCTGCAGGGCTTGCAAACACAACATCTAAATTAAGTGAGTCTAGCGTTGCTTCTTTCCAGACACGAGGCAATGACATATGAGCAAAGACTGCTCTCCATTCACCTTGGCTTTTAACTTCACCTGTTTTTCTTTCTCTATATTCTGACATTAGTTGATTTTCCTTTCGTCAGTTGATTTGTTATGCTATTGCGTAGAAGAGGTAAGTACCAGTGCTCCAAGCTGCACCTGTCACAGTAAAACCACTAGATAGTGGATCTATCCAATCTGCTGATTGTTGTGCTGTATTGGCGTTTAAAAATAACCCTCCATCATTACCCGAAACAATTCCCCTAACAGTGTCAAAAATATACCAATTGCCTGTATCAGATGTATTTTTAATTAAAACAAACCTAGCACCACTAGAAAAACCACAATCTACATTGGTGTCGCTTCCGTTTGAATGACTAAAGCTTCCCACCTTGGATACACCTGAACAAGAAGCAAAAAGATAGGCCATATATGGGACGCCACTGCCGCCTGTATCACTATCACTTCCGACTTTAAATACTGAAGCCGTATGAGCCG